CAATATTTATAGTGGGAATTACTAACATGCCTAATATCGCAATTTCTGCTCTACCCGTTGCCGCTTCGCAAGCTGGCGCCGATGTGTTGCCGATCGTGCAAGCCACGACCAGCACGACGAAACAACTGTCGGTTACCCTTCTGTTCACCAGCCCGACGCTTGTCACGCCTGCACTGGGAACTGTTGCCAGCGGCAATATCAGTGCTTGCACCAGCACCTCGATGGCGTTGACCACGCCGGTAATCGGTGCGGCAACCGGCACCAGCCTTACCGCGACTGGCACGATTGTATCTACCGGCACTGCGGGTGTGGGCTATGCTACGGGTGCGGGCGGGGCGGTAACACAAATAACCAGCCGCACTACGGGCGTGACGCTGAACAAGACCGCAGGCGCAATTACTTTGGTGAGCGCAGCGGGGTCTGCTACTGCTGCCACTTTTACTGTGACCAACAGCACCGTGGTGGCAACGGATGTAATTATCCTAAACCAGAAATCCGGCACCGACCTTTACGATCTGATGGTCACCGCTGTTGCTGCGGGTAGCTTTAACCTTACGTTCCGCACAACAGGCGGCACCACCACAGAAACCCCAGTGTTCAATTTTGCAGTCATCAAAGCAGTTGCGGCGTAATTGAAAACGCCCATCCTTGGCGGCAGTTATGTCGCTCGGTCAATCAATGCGGCCGACAACCGCATGGTCAACCTTTTTGCCGAAGCGATACCGGAAGGTAGCGGCGGCAAAGAGGCGGGCTTCCTGCTGCGGTGTCCTGGCCTGCGCTTGTTGGCAACGGTTGGCGATGGCCCGATCCGTGGGCTGTGGGTAACCAACGGCATTGCCTATGTAGTGTCGGGCAGCGAGTTCTACAGTCTGACTACAAGCTACACGGCTACCCTAATCGGTTCCGTAACCGGCACAGGGCCGGTCAGCATGGCCGACAACGGCGCGCAGCTATTCATTGCTTGTAACCCTGTCAGCTACATCTACAACACGTCCACAGCGGTGTTTAGGCAGATTACCGACGCAGACTTTCCCGGCGCCGGATCGGTCGGCTACCTCGATGGTTACTTTGTATTTAACGAGCCAGACTCGCAAAAGTTTTGGGTGACTAGCTTGCTGGACGGCACATCTATTGACCCGTTGGACTTTGCCAGTGCCGAAGGCTACCCCGACAACGTAATTGCGTTAATCGTAGACCACCGCGAGATATTCCTGTTTGGTAATACAAGTGTTGAAGTCTGGTATGACGCTGGCACCCCCGACTTCCCGTTGGCGCGGATTCAAGGTGCTTTTATGGAAGTGGGTTGTGCGGCGGCGTATTCGGTTGCAAAACTCGACAACAGCGTGTTTTGGTTAGGTTCGGATGCCCGAGGCCGTGGGATCGTTTACCGCGCCAATGGATACACGCCAGCGCGGATCTCGACCAATGCGGTTGAATACGCCATCCAAGGCTATGGCAACATTACGGATGCAATTGCCTACACCTACCAGCAGGACGGCCATCCGTTCTATGTGCTGATATTCCCGTCTGCCGGTGCAACTTGGGTGTATGACGTATCCACGCAGCTTTGGCACGAACGTGCAGGGTTTGAAAACGGGGATTTCACACGGCACCGTAGCAACTGCCAAATGGCGTTCAACAGCGAGGTTGTGGTTGGAGACTACGAGGACGGGCGGTTGTATGCCTTCGATCTGGATGTTTACGCCGACGACGACCAGATTCAGAAATGGTTGCGGTCATGGCGGGCGCTGGCTACGGGGCAGAATAACCTCAAGCGCACCGCGCACCACAGTCTACAGCTTGACGCCGAAACGGGTGTTGGGCTTAACGCCTATCCCGCTTACGATGGGGAAGATTTAGCCACCGAATCCGGCAACATTATTGTGGCGGAATTTGTGCAGGGTTACCTGACCACGCAAGCCGGTGACCAGTTAGTCACTGAGGCCAACGACGGTAATGAACCGCTGGTAACCCAAGTGCAGCCAGCCGAGGATTACAACGGCTATGCGCTGGAAACCGAAGCCTACACCGCAGCACCGGGTTACGATCCCCAGGTCATGCTGCGCTGGTCTGACGACGCAGGGCATACTTGGTCAAACGAACACTGGAACTCGATGGGCAAGATCGGCACCTATGGCACCCGCACCATCTGGCGGCGGCTCGGCATGACCGAGAAGATTCGCGACAGGGTTTATGAAGTGTCCGGCACCGATCCGGTCAAGATCGCCATCATGGGCGCAGAGTTGTTTGTCACGCCGACGAGTAGCTAGTGGCAAGCCTAAACATTACCAATATCCCCGCCCCAAGGGTGCCGTTCATTGACGAGCGCACCGGCTTAATGGCGCGGGAATGGTATCGGTTTTTTCTTAATCTGTTTGTCTTGACCGGCAGCGGCAACAACCCCATTACGCTGGAAGAGCTGCAGCTTGGGCCACCTAACCAGCCTGACCTAGCCGAGCTGCTGATTCAAATCAACCAGAACATTGCCCCGCAATACGAAGATCAATCTGGCGACTTTCTAGCCACGCTCGACACCGCGCAGCTCATGTCAATGATGTCGCGGTTTGAGAACGCTGAAGCCGCCATCCAAGGGGCTTACCTTCAGCCGGTTGTGCAGACCGGCACCATCGCCAACTACAACCTTGACAACAGCCCCACGGCGGGCGGCATAGTCTATGGCACCGGCCCCGCACTGGCGGTCAGTGCGGCAGGCACATTGGGCCAGGTGCTGACCAGTGGTGGTGCTGGCGCGCCGACATGGGCTACCGATGGCGGCGGCACCGTGACTACCGTGTCTGTGGTGTCAGCCAACGGGTTGGCGGGAACCGTAGCCACCGCAACAACAACTCCCGCGATCACGCTGTCTACGACCGTGACCGGCCTGCTGAAAGGCAACGGCACCGCAATCAGCGCAGCCACCAGCGGCACAGACTACGCCCCCGCAACCAGTGGCACATCCATCCTGTATGGCGATGGGGCTGGCGGGTTTAGCAACGTCACGATTGGCACCGGCGTTGCCTTTACCGCCGGAACGCTGTCAGCGACCGGTTCGGGCGGCACTGTCACCAGCGTGGCTGCGCTGACGCTTGGCACGACCGGCACTGACCTGTCCAGCACCGTGGCGAACGGCACAACAACGCCGGTTATCACGCTTCAAGTTCCAACGGCTTCAGCGTCTAATCGCGGGGCGTTGAGTGCTGCGGATTGGACGACCTTTAACAACAAAGGATCGGGAACCGTCACCAGTGTGGCGCAGTCTTTTACCGGCGGCTTAATCTCGGTCACGGGTTCACCAATTACCACCTCCGGCACGCTGGCATTAACGGTTGCAGGCACCTCTGGCGGTATTCCTTACTTTACCAGCGCATCAACCTGGGCAACATCCGCTGCGCTTACGGCCAGTGCGCTGGTGGTCGGTGGTGGTGCTGGTGCGGCGCCGTCAACAATTACGACCGGCACAGGCGTGACAACCGCGCTTGGCGTGGCAGTAGGGTCGGCAGGGGCGTTTGTGGTCAACGGCGGCGCTCTTGGCACACCGTCCAGCGGCACCGTCACCAACCTGACCGGCACCGCCAGTATCAATATCAATGGAACGGTTGGTGCTACAACGGCGAATACAGGCGCTTTTACAACAATAACAGCAACCAGTATTAAATTTGGTTCTGGAACTGTTTTAAGCAATTATGAAGAAGGTACTTGGTCGCCCACATTAACAACAACTGGCACAGCTTTTACAAGCGTTACTTATGCTGGCGCTAGGGTGGGTAAGTACACGCGAGTTGGCCGTGTGGTGACCGTTGAAGGAATTATGGTCACTAGCTCAGTAACTGTTGGATTAGCCTCTGGCGTTGTTCGTATTGGAGGACTTCCTTTTGCCCCTCTCGGAAACGGCGCGACTATTGCGGTGGGTTACGCAGATGGATGGTCTGTTAATATACCAATTACGGGTATTTTTATACCTACTTCAACAATTCAACTTTATTACAGAACATTAGCTAACGGCGCTACTGTTGATACACCAGTTTCTAATGTGGCTACCGGCGCAAATGGAAACTATTTGTATTTTAGCGGCTCGTATAATATATAAAAAGGTTAAAAATGGCGCTTACCAAAACAACGTATTCAATGATTAGCGGCGCGCTAAAAAATGTGTTTGATTTTGGCGCTGTTGGTAACGGTGTTGCTGATGATACCGCCGCAATTCAAGCGGCAATTGATTTTACGGGAGATCTCCAATACGGGGGGACTGTTTATTTTCCTGCGGGAGAATATGTAGTTACAAACACATTATCTATTCCCGCAAAAGTAAGTTTGTATGGGGAGTCCATTGGTTCACGTCAAGGAAACAATGAACAATGCGGCGCAGTGCTGTATAAAAAACACGCAGATGATTGCGTTGTTTTTAATAAAACGGTTTCTGGATGGCAAGAAGCGGTCAACATAGGCATTGTTGGAATTGATGCCGCTAATACTGGCGGCAGCGGTTTTGTAATTAACACCTCAGATGTGCTTTTAACTAACTGCAAAGTTTTCGCACCGTACGTGCATGGATTTGTTGTGGGGGATGGTACTGCAACATCTTACGCAAATGAACTAATTGGTTGTTATTCAAACAACCCGCAAACAGGTGTCAATTATTTTATTGATAGCACACTTTTCAGAGGGCACAATTTGCTTTCTGATGGTGGACTTCGAGGAATGGTTATTCAGCCTGCTGCCACAAATTGGTCTATTGGTGAATGTCATTTTGAGGGGTTTACAGAAATCGGTATAACTATCGGTTCTGCTCAGGGTAAAACTTACGGAAAAACTTACTTGGCAGGAACTAGTGCCACGGGTTTGGTTGGCGTTCAAGCATACGGATCAGCAAGTGGTTGCGCTTTAATAGGTTTGCAAATAGCGTTTAATGCGGTTCGTGTTGGGTCAAAAGGTTTAGAAATTAAAGATACCGCTACATCTATTACGCTTCGTGATTCCAGCATTTCATCGGCTGAAAATGGCGTTTTTGACGTTACGACAGGATCACCGGCTGCGACATATATTGTTGGAACAACCTTTAACACTTGCGCGACGGGTATCAAAGCTGCAAGTGAAGGGTCAAAATACATTGGTAACACTTTTATTGGAACCACTAGTGTTGACATTTCGCATGATGCTGGCGGTAATGGGTTGTGGCTGGGGAATAGATTTTCTTTAACGGGAACTAGCGCAATCTATCCTGGCGTTACAGGGCAAGCAGGTAATTTTTCCGGCAACGCGGTTAAAAACAGTTATGGCTATACCACCAAAAACAGCAGCTACATAGCATCAATTGCAACCGGCAGCACAATTACACACGGGCTTGCTGCTACGCCATTTGCAAATGGCAGCGTTATCACGGTCACACCATACGGCGCTGGATTGACAAGCCCCGTTTATATTACGGCAATGGGCGCAACAACCTTTACTGTTTCGTGGACTGGAACTTCCCCAAACAGTTTTACATGGGAAGCAAGACTGCTCTGTGATTATTAACTGATTTAAAAACCGTATCAGTTTGGACAATTAAAACCTTAATGCTTGGCTGGATGGTCGGGTTGGAAACAAGGAAAAATTATGCCGCTTGAAAAAGTTATCTCTGTTGACCTGATTGAAGTTATTGACAACGGCGCAATTCAAGTTCGCACCAAAACCGCCATCATGGAAGATGGCAAGCAAATTAGCGGTGCATATCACCGCCACGTTGTTTCCCCTGGTGATGACTACAGCGCAGAGGATGCCCGGGTACAGGCGATCTGTGCAGCAGTGCATACGGATGAAGTGATTGCGGCTTACAAAGCGGCACAAATTAAGGAACAACTATGAGCAGCGTAAACCTTTCAGCGTTTGGCGGCGTCGGTTGGCAATTCTTCGACAACAACGGCGTGCCGCTGGCCGGTGGGCTGATCTACACCTACGCGGCAGGCACCACGACACCGCAGGCCACCTACACAACCAGCGCGGGAACGATCGCGCACCCTAATCCGATTGTGCTGAACTCAGCGGGGCGGGTGCCGGGTGGTGAGATTTGGTTGTTGCCTGCCAGCTACAAGTTTATCTTGCAAACCTCGGCAGCGGTGTTGATTGCGTCTTACGACAACGTCACCAGCGGCGGGGGCTTAATTGTTATCGCCAATTTTACCGGTGACGGCACCACGGTTAGTTTTGGTTTGGGCAACGCCACCAACGAAAACAGCACAAACGTCTACATTAACGGCGTCTACCAACAAAAGAACACGTATTTAATCAGTGGATCTAGCATAGTGTTTTCAGAAGCGCCCCCCGATACATCTTCGATTGAGGTGAGTTTCACATGATGATCCAACTGCTCAAATCCAAGACCGTCTGGTTTGCCATCCTAATCGCGGTGCTGTCGGTCGTGCAGGGTTATGTCGCGCTGCTGCCGGTGACGCCGGTGCAGCAGATGGTTGTCGGCATGGTCATCTCGGTGGCGGTGCTAGTCCTGCGGCTCATCACCACGCAACCTATTTTGGAGAAATAACATGACCGTAACCGTAAAAGTTCTTATCCCCGCCAAGACCGCAGAGGCCAGTCAAACCACGCAATACACGGCCACCAACGTCACCACGATCATCGACAAGTTCACGGCCACCAACTTCAGCGCAACGGCGGCGACCTTGAGCGTGAATCTGGTCACGGCGGCTGACACGGCGGGCAATCAGAACCTGATTACCAAGACCAAGACGCTGGTGGCAAGCGAGGTATATACTTTCCCCGA